TTCCAAGTCTGTTGAACGTGTTTTTGCTTACGCTCAAAATCCCATCACCCATTGAAGCATTTGCGCCTTTGCCAACGCCAGTGTTCACGCCTCTGATTGGCTGAATGCCATATCTTTTCAGAACTTCATTACTTTCTTTAACTACCTGATTGACAATGCTTGCCCCTTCAGCTGATAAAGTTGTGATATTTGCTTTCCCCATCAAAGCCCTGTGAGCATCAGTTGAACTCATGCCTCTTTTGATTCTGTTTGGCCTGAATCTGGTATAAGGCAAGCCATCATCATCAAGAACATATCTTGAATCTTTTGCGGCTTTAGTAACAAATGCCTTGAGTTCTTTCGTCGCTTGCGCTTTTGACAAGATTGGAATTTCCCCATACTTGGGGCTTTCGGAAACAGGCTTTGTTTTTGGCTTGGGTTTTGGTTTTGGTTTCGGCGCTTCAATTACGGCAGTTGTGCCAACAGTTGAATCAATGAAAGCAAATTCATTCATCCGGCGCAATTCATCCAACGTGTAAAGCCGCCCTGTAGGATCAACAAATTTATTAAGCGTCAGTTTTCCAGCTCTGAACAAACGTGAACGCTCAACGCCGAGCGCTTCATCAACAAACTCTTTTGGCTGGCGCTTTAACCAGCGCCCATAATTCGTTTTGCCTGAAATAACTTTTGTTCCAGTTGCGCCCTTTGATGGCCTCTTGCCTTTCATACCCTTGGCAAGCGTGAATTCATCTTTCACGGCTGGAATCGTTGTTGAACGGCAACCCCAGTGCGCAGGCGGATAAATGTTATCTGATAGCTGATAAATCTTGCCATCACGCGAACCGCAAACAACTGTTGTTCGGCTGTCCAATGTTGCAACCCATTCGTACCCTTCAAGCAGGTGATCGTTATGATTATAGACTTCTTTTCTGGCAACAGATGAAGCATGGTTTGTTGAAGTTCTCACCAGCGTTTCAAGCTGCCTGCGGTGAAGTGTGTTCATCATTGTTCCGACTTCACGCGCAATTTCAGGCGTTGTTTTCCCAAGCGTTACACCATCAGTGATCAGCCTGTTGATTTGCGTTGACTTTGCGCCGCCATATTTCTTCAAGGCTTCCTGTATGGTCATTCCGCGCATACCTTCAGCAACCATTGGCGCATTCTCAATCGAGGCCATCAGCTGCGCTTCAGCTGGCCTGCCAAAATCAACATTGGTTGTTTTGCCGTATAACGTCGAGGAAAAATCAGCTTCATCCATAACCAGCCCTTGAACGCCTTTTTGAACGTCATTGCTGATTGTCTGGTATGTTGCGGCCTTTAATTTATCCAAATCATTCAGAACGGCTGTCAGCCTTTGTGTTTGGAATATTGTTGGCTCTTGGGATAGTCGCGCATTTATATCACGGCGCAACCTGTTCAGCGTGTTGATCGCTTTCTTTGCTTCGCTTCCAGCATAACGCTGAAGAAAAACTTGATGGCGTGTTGAGGCATCAATTAGATATTGCTTTGCGCTCATTGTTTTTTGGCTTGCCTGTGCTGGTTATAACAAACAGCCGCCCTTTCTTTTGTATCTGGAAACTCTTTATTCATGACATCATCAGCCATGCAACGCTTCACAAAAGCTGAAACAGATTCATTCTTTTCTGGTTCAGGCAATGGCATCAAGCAAACCCTGAAATATCTTCAGCTTCAGAATCAATATCTTCATCTGTACGCTCATCAGAAATTTCACTTTCTGCGCGCAATCGAGTTCTGAAATCAGATTTTCCGATAATGCCGCGATCATACATTTGGATACGCGCCATGATTAACTGTGGATCAGCGCCTTTATCATAAAACAACTTATTCAATTCAATCAGGCTTTCCCCTGCCGAACTCATGAATTCACCAGCCCAAGTGAAGCATTGAAGAAAGGCGGATTCAACATTACCGACAATCGCGCCAAGCTTTGAATTCTGACCGCCAAAGCGTATCTTTGCCGCTTCAGCAGTTTCATTGCCGCCAGCATCTTCAATGATACGAGCGCCAATCTTCTTCATCTGTTCTTCTTTTGCTTCCATGCCTTTTGATGGCATTTGGTTTTCATTTGCTTGAAGCAAGTCAGATGAGCCGCCTTCAGGTAGCAAAATTGCTGTTCTTGAGCCAAGCAAAACACTTCCTTTCAAAACTTTATCAACCCAAGTTTGATTTAATCCGGCAAGCACTGGCGTTGGCTGTCCAACCATGAATGATGATTCTTCAAAATCTGCGCTGTTGCGATAATGCGCAATATTGACTTCAGCAATATCATACAGCGGCGCTTTATCAACTTCAGGATCATTGTTCTTTGAACCAACAAAGGTGAACGGGATTTCTTTCCAATATGCGCCATCAGCCTTCGTTGGGATAAGTTGTTCAATCAGTGTGTCTTGATCATTGTAAAGTTCTTGAACATAAATGCCATCCTGAAGCCGTAAAACTCTGTGATAGGTTTTATCTTCAGCAACAAAGCCATCATCTGAAACTTCAGAATGAACTTCAGCCAGAACAACAAGCGAAAGAACGGAAACACCGCCAACAATAGTTGTTCGCCAATTTTTAATGTTTTCAGCTTTGTATGGAAGAATGTTGGCGCGCAATCCACGTTCAGCAACTTCAGCGGCGGAAAGGCCGGATTCAGCAGGCGGATAATCAACAAGCAAACCAAAGCGGCCTTTTTGTAGGATATGGCTGACAATCTCACGGCTCATCTGGTCAATCGTTAAGCCGCCGCCATTCACGTTCGCTTCAAGGTATTCAATCGGTTTATCAAGTTCAACGGCAACGGGCTTTTTGAAAACCATCCCAAGCATGCCTTCAAGTGTGAAGCCTGTGAAACTAACGAAGTTTGCCCGTTCTTTATAGGCTTTGTATCGTTCAGTATTTTCGCTTGTCCTATCTTCTGCATTTGGTTTGGGGAGGTATTTTTCGCCTTTCTTCTTGACGGCGCTTGCGCCATCTACGCAATCACAAACAAGTTCCCATTGAGGAAAAAAAGTATTGTAATCCGCATGAGTTGAACTGACTGGCATTTTGTCACCTTGCAAATTTTATGTTTATGTTTGCCGCTGGCCTGATTATTGGCATTTCAAAGGCAATTGGGTATGTTCCAGCATCAGGCAAATGATCCAGATTTGATTTTTTGTCCGGTTCCCCGTTCTTGTCATATGCTAATTGTTCCATACAACTTGCGTATTCAGGGCATTTATCATCATTAATGAATAACCTTTCCTTCTGAAAAGCCTGATTCGTTGCAATAACTCTGTCACGGACAAAAGGATTGCTGTCATTAGCATAAACGGAAAAGCCAGCATCTTCAAGCAAACCAATATCTGAAGTTGAAGCGTTGACTGATTTACGGTTCTTGCCAGTAGCATCAGGATAAATCCTGATTGAATGTTCAGGCCATTTCTCTTTGATAACTCGTATCATTTCAGGCGTGTCGAATACTTCCTTCAATTCATCGACAGCATGCCAGCATTCTTCACCTTTGCTGTTCTTGCGGATCACATAAACAACCGCGCTCATGTTGGCAACATTGAAATCCATCCCGATTCGCAAAGGTTCCTTTGGCTGAATGCTTTCAAGTGACCGATTGAAAGTTCTGTTGTATGCGTAATAAACCGTTCCTGAAGTCAGGTTGACGAACTGCCCTCTGATATACGCTTCAACCAGTTCAGCCGGATACGTTTCAAGCAGGGAATCAATATAATCATCAGGAAGGAATTCTTCATTCTCATAAGTTGAAGCCTGAACCATTGAATAGCTTGGCTTTGGATCTTTCTTGAACATGTTATAAACGAACTTGAAGCCTTCAGGCGTTGTTGTCACGCCAATCCCGTTTTCAACACCATCAATCTTCAATCGCATTCTGGCAATAATCTTTCGCCAAGCAAGCAAAGCTTTATCCGCCGGAAGAACGTCAATTTCATCAACCATTGCCCTTGCTATCTTGAAGCCAACAATTGATTCAGGCTTATCCATTGAACGGCAAATTGTCGTTCCATAGTATTTGCGCCCTCTGTAAAAATGAACTTCCTTGTTTCCGTATTTCACATCAGCGCGGAAACCAATCATGTCAGCGGCTTCTTCAACTGTTGGAAAAAATATATCTCTGATTTGCGGATATGTGGGCGCGAAATAACCTTGAACAGTGGGCTTGCCTTTGGTTGATGGGTGTTCAGCAAAGAAATTCATCTGATCCAGACAGCCAACAAAAGTTTTCCCTGAGCCAAATCCGCCAACATAAGAACGAAATTTTGTATTCAGTTCATTGAGGAAA